AATCAATACGCGAATGCTTGAATTCGTTAATTCCTTTCTGCGCACTTTCATATATTTTGAAGAACATATTACCAACGCCATTTGCGGTAGAAGTGATGATGACCTTTGTTTCATCACCTGCTGAAATTACTGGATACGTAGACGTATAAAACTCTGCATCTCTTTCAACAAAGGCAAACTCGTCAAGGAAGAGTAAGTCAATCGAGAGACCACGAATAGAACTACCTGAAGTAGCAGACGCTACGATCTTCGCGTTATTAGCAAATGTAATATTACCTTTATTCAATTCTTTACAGCCTGGTTGTAAAAAGAAAGGTAAGTTTTCAAGCGCTAAAGTAATTCTACCTAGCATTTCACGAGCAGTAGCACCCTTATTCGCAAGGATAGCGATAGTTTTTTCAGGATTGAAGATTGCGTACCATAAAATATAAACGACAGACGTAATAGATTTACCAGATTGGCGACAAGCTAATACGATGTTGAATCGGTTTTCGTTAAATGTTTTAAAAAGCTTCTTTTGATAAGCGTAAGGCTTAAAATCAACAAGGCCTTTACTTGGTGCGATAACTTTGATGTATTTAGTCGCAAAGTATTCTGGGCTACTCATACATTTCATGTATTCAGCAACTTCTTCCTTCGTGAAATTTTGATTGACATTGTCACCTTTCACGAGCGCATTGCCCATATAAAAATCGCTAGCCATAATAAATTAGTCTATATCGATTGTATTGTCGTTATTATTTTTTAAAAATTTCTGAAGCTCTGCAGTAGAGCCAACAAACACAGCATTATTTGTTGTGTCACCTTTCTTTTCTTTTTCTTGTGTTATGTCTTTTCTAACCTTTTGCAACTTGACAAGATCTTGAGACATTTGACTCGCGTCTTTAATCATATTCGACAAAACCTCGAACGCTCGAGGATGTTCTGACTCAGACGCTAAAGCCATCATTTGATTGATCGCTTCAGAGGACTGATCAATCAGTTCTTTCATCTTATCTCGAGAATATTCTATATCCGTCTCGGTATCATTTATAATTTCACCTTTATCGACTTCTGTCTTAGGCTTTTCTATGATATCAAGATTTTTTTCGAGTGCATTAAGTATTTCATTTTTAGCCATGATCAAATCCAAAGGTTGTTGTAATAGTATCTGTGTCGTCTAAAGGTGCCTCGTCGTCACTATCTACTGCAACACGCACGTTTTCTTCTCCAGTTGGGTTATTTGTCTTAAGCGTTGCACGATTTTCAGTATTACTATAGAAAAAGGTATCAACCACACGAATAACTTTACCTTCACTTACGCCTCCCACAAATCGTACTTTCATGGTAAAGTCGAGGGTGTATATAAGTGTGCGACGAGTTTGAAAGTCTCCTTCGTAATCATCCTGTATTGATGTGCTATTTAATATAACGGGCACATCTGTAACAGTTCCAGGGCCCTCCATATCTTTGATAGCTACAGTGTATTCAGGAGCGAATGTAGGAAGAATCTGCTCAAATATTTGTAGCACATCGTCTTGATTTTTTGCGTAAATGTTTAGCTGCATTCCAATGTTATACGGAACACTTTGATTTACTATATTCGTTTTTGTTGTTTCTCCGCTGACAGGTAAACATCTTTTATTGAATTTATTTAGTTTTGAATCTGCATCGAAACTAATATCGGTAATCTCAAAACTCATACGAGGGAGTTTAATCGCAATTGATTTATCTACAGCAGCAACGGTGTCAGCCTCTATTCTCGCAAGAAACTTTTTACGAGGACCATACGCTATAGGCACACGCGTTTCTCCGGTGCCCTGTCTTACAATTTTGATATTGTTAAACAGAGTTCCAAAGACAGCAACTGTCTTTTTCAAAGTTTGATTGTAAAAATGTTTTCCGTTAAACATATTAGCTTATTACGTCTGGTTCTCCGAATGGATTAGTTTCTGTAAAGTCTATAAAGTTATTTCCTATTGTTTCAAAATCTTCGTTATCTGCATAAGGATCATTACTATCAATAGAGTTAAAAGCATCTATTGAAGCAATTTCGTAGGAAGCAGCGCTTGTAGTACCTATAATATTTCCTGTTGTGCCTGCGCTTGTCGGTGCAAAGAGAGTATTACTTCCATCGCTCGCAACTTGACTTGATATTTCAATCTTACCCGCGCTTACTGTTGATACTTCGCCTGTAACAACAATTCCACTCGTAGCATTCGTTTGTGTAACATCTTCACCCACTTGGTATGTTCCACTACCGGCGCCAAGTGTAAGTTCTGTGCGAGTAGCGTATGCAGTTTCAAATCCATCAACCTCGGCAATGCCAGTGTCAAGTGCTTCATTACCATATTCAAATAACTCGCAAGTTAACTTAAACGTAGGAAGATTTGCTATTTGATAGAAAGGCGTTTCGTCTTCAACAAAAGTAATTTGGAATAACCCTTTTACAAGAGGGAAGTAAATTAAATCACCTTCTTGTGGTCGTGATTCAGGTGTTGGTTGGAATCTACCTACAAGCTCTTCCCAACGTCGCGTTGCAAGAACCAGCGTCATTGAATCACGTACTTCTACACCAAACTTAGAAAGTAAATCTCCATCACCTTCAAATCCATCAGTATTTTCAACATACATTTCAATTTGAAATGCTTCACCAAATTTACTTAACGCATCTTCATTAAAGATCGCGTCGGTATTGACTATTGTACGAGGAATGTAATATACATCGTGACCATAGATCTTAAGAGCCTCTATCGTGATATCTTCGTAGAGTCTTTTTTCCGGTGTTGTTCCTTGAGAAAAATATACATTTCGTGGCATAATAAATTAACCAATAAAATCTAATGGTGGCATTTCGTGTTTCAACTGCATTGTTTCTTCAAGCTGCTGAATTTCTTCTTTGGCATCATCAAATATTTGACGGCCATTTAACGTTACGCCACCGGGTAAAGTCATTCCTTCAAATTTAATTAAGTTTAATCCCCATTGACGCTTAAATAACGCTGTTACGTACTTCTTTAAGAATGCATCATTATATACATCAGTATAAGTTTCTGGATCAAGCGCTTCGTAACCATCTAATACCACATACTGATCAAGCATATTTTTTAAAGTGTCAGAATGAAAGTTGACACGATTCTTATGGCGTGACCACTCAATCATTTCATACATACCATTGATATTACGATCAATTAAAGACATGTACTGTTTAGTCAATTCATAGTTTACGATACCGCCATGAGCTCCATTTAAGTCAAAAATGTCGTTTAGATGTATTTGATAATCTACAGAAAAAATAGATGTGGTATGTGTATTACTAATATTAAAAACATTATTAATAGAAAGAATGTTCGCGCTATTTGGAACTTCGATATAACCATTATCAATATCGGTTTGAGTCACTTGGTGTTTCCGTAAATTACGAACTACGGCATCGCCATGATATTCTTGATAATATTGAATAGCTTCATCAACACGATCTTCAAGCTGATCTTCATCTACGTTAATTTCAATTACCGGATGACCGAGTGCTCTCAAACAGTAATCAATTAATTTTTGTCTTGTATTAGGTGTAGCCATATTCTCAAATCCTTTATTCTATTTATACAAAGTGTGTATCTGTATAAGCTATGTTTATATCTTCAACGATTATTAAGTCATTCGTATTTTTACAGTATTTCCATCACGATATAACTCTCCTAATACAACTCCGGCAGCTGCAGCTGCTGAGTCGCTAGAATATGAATTCGTATCTAATAAACTTTTAAAAATAAGTCTAGACCTAGCTCGCATTGTAGCGGTCTTGCTTTCGATTTCAATGGCATTATATCTTGAGAGGTCGCTGAATCCAGCACCTATTACAACTTTAGAATCATCGCCAGGATCGTCGTTATATCGACCAAAGATAACGGTATTGATATCTGAAAAATCTTTTAAGCCAGTTCCTAATCCGATTGAATTGTCACCTGTAATATTTAATTTTTTTCCAATAGCAATTGCGTCATTAGCAGTCGAAATGATGTTTGTTTGCCCTACAATAATTGATCTTTTAGAGTCGTGGTTTTGGTTGTTTT